TGAGAACTTTGTTTCAAGGTATGCGAAATATTGTAACTAACAATTTAAAAAACCCAACAAATGAAATCATTACATACGGAACTACAGCTGACGGAGTATATATTGACAATGAACTTGTAAGATATGCAGAAGACGGTTTCTTGATTCCAATTACAATTCCAGTTGGTTTAGATACATCAATTCCGTTAGAATTAATTGTTACAGGATACCCTAAAACTGATACAGCAGGTGTTGCTATTTTAGCGCTTGATATATTTGCAATAGGGGAAGACTTTGTTTACGATGGTACAGCTACTCCAATCTACTCAATGGAAGGGCAAAACGTTGTTGACGCAGGTAGCTTGAATAAAAGAAAAGTTACTAAAATTTACGTGCCAGTTGACACAATGCTCCCAAGCGAACAGATTATTATATCATTTTACCGTAAAGGAAATAATGTTAATGATACTCTAGACGGTAGCTCAATAATTGCTGACATTCAATGTAACGGTGCGTTCTGGAAATAGGGGGTAAAACCTGTAAAGTTTGCGAACAATTAATAAAGGAGAATCAATGAGATGCCAAGAAGATTTGATAAGTGCCCACGGTGTCACCAGCCTACCCAGCCATCCAACAGCTGGAATGGAATGCAGTCTGAGTTCTGGGTTGAGTGCACCAATCCAGAATGTAACACCTACATTAATACCTACATACCATTACCACATCAAAGAGCTGTGCACGAAGACCCCCACACTTATGTCGGGAACTTCGGAGCTTATGGAACAGGTAAGACTCTTACATCAAGAGAAGAGTTCTACAAGCATCTATTCCTCACTCCTAATTGCAACGCACTCATTGGTGCAAACGTATCCGCTCAGTACGAGCAGACAATTAAGAGAGACATAGAATCAGATCTGCCAAAGGATTTCATTAAACATTACAATGCTCAGAAGTCTTACTATGATTTCGTTAACGGTGGCCGGCTAATGTTTAGATCCTTTGATGATCCGAACAAGCTACGATCCTTGAACCTAACTTACTTCAATATCATAGAGGGCTCTGAAGTAAAGGGTGAAACATTTCATCAGCTGAAGACACGACTCAGAAACTTGAACGCGACTAAGGCTGATCCTGATAAGACAACAATCCTTGAGACAGGGGAAGAGATCCCCATCATAGTAGAGGATTGGAGGAAAGGAATCATCGAAAGCAATCCAGACCCTGGTTGGATAAGATCAGATATCTTATATAATTCATCAGACGTGACGCTACATGGAAACGTAGAGGACGATTTTGAGGTACCCCCTGATGCAAGGGACGATGCCATATCCTCCCATGTAGCGTCTACTGATGTAAACCTGTATCTGCCTCCCAACTTTATACCTGAGTTGATCAAGAACAAACCGGTGTGGTGGATCCACAGATTCATATACGGTTCATTCTCTTACGCAGAAGGCCTGGTATATCCCGCAGCTACATCAACATTCTGTCAGCCGTTCGAGATACCAGTACACTGGAAACGAATCATTGCCGCTGACTATGGGCTCTCAGATAATTTTGTTTATCTGTATGGGGCTGTAGATGAGAAGAAGGGTATCGTTTATATTTACAAAGAGGTGGTGACGAACAATAGAAACATTGAAGAACTATCTAAGATGTACCACAAGAACGCTGAAGACATACCTGCTGGTGGGTTGTATAGCTCTCCCCTCCTGGATCCAAAGTCAGGAGCCAAGCGTGACTACAACAAGAAAACATTGTTTGATCATTTTCTTGACTACGGTATTTCTTTTAAGCCTGGGCATATTAATTTAGATGCACGTATCTTCAGACTCAACACTTACATGGAGTCAGGAAGAGTTAAGATCTTCTACACTTGCAACAACTTGAAGACTGAGCTTGAAGAATATAAGTTCCCACCTAAGACTCTTACCAATGAAAAGAAACGCAATGACAAACCAATGGACAAGAACAATCATTGCATCAACCCACTGGAATGGATTACAATGGAGTTACCTGCTAACCCATCTGAGTTAATGTACGGAGCCTTTAATAAGTACGGTGATGATCTTACTCAGATAACACCACACGATAACATAATGCCACACGCACTTGATGACACTTTGAACTATGGTGGCGGCCCTTACGAGATGGAGGTCTTTGAAGCTTTATGGGAATAGTGATAACAATTATAATTTGTGCAACAGTCTTCGCTGCGTTCAAGCTGGACATCGTTAACATCAATGTCAATTTCTCAGCAACATACACAACTGAGATTTCTGATTCATTCAAACAGAACCAACAGGAACTGCAGCAGTCGATGTATGCTGAAGCAGAAATGTTGAAACCTGCAAGTGAAGAAGAGATCAAAGAAGATGTACTGACTGCTGTAAGAAATATGTGGGAAGGAGCTGAAGAAGATTGATTACATTACCAGAGGGGCTAACCCTAGCAATACTAAAGGAACGTTACGACACAGCTGAGACACATTACACCAAGGCCATGCGTAAAGCAAAGTTGTTGGATGCTACAGATCGTGGCCGGCTATGGGAGGCAACTGGAGTTAAGTTCCCTAAGTACCAGATCTTAACAGACAGTAACCACATCAGTTACGTGAAGAACAACTTGCTTGCTTCAGTCTACTCAGCATCAAAGATACCAACGCTGGAGATGACAAGTGAAGAAGACAAGGACATTATCATGGGAGCGAACGTTGCCCTTGAGAATGCCTGGAACAAAAACCTAGTAGGTTTCTATCAGATGCAAGCAGGTGAGAGAGCTGCACTTCTTAACTTAGGAGTAACACATGTTGGTTGGAACCCAAAGAAAGAAGGAGGCAAAGGAGACTACTGGTACAAGGGTGACATCAAGTTGAAGAACATCAACCCCCTTAAGTATAGAAGAGATCCGTTTGCTGACACCTTAGATGATGCAGCCTTCGCATGTTATTGGGACACGTTCCACAAGTCTGTGCTGTTAGCAGATGAGAAATATAAAGATGAGTTCAAAGCATTCGAGAAGACCAAGCAACGTGCATCAATGAGTACAACTCAGGATATCCTGGGTGACGTTACTGGTAAAGAGAATGCTGGTCAGAAAGATTACTATAAGATATTCATCAACTGGATTAAAATAGATGGTACTGTTATCGAGCTGCACACGATCAACCATGAGTATGTGCTGTACATGGTAGAGGAACTCAAGCCAAATGATTTCCCTATCTCAGAACTGTACTGCAACTTACCAGCAGGTGATGTGATGGGTACCTCAGAACCATCGAAGGTTTTTGCTAACTCATTAGCTCACAACCTCATGGGTTCAATAACATTGACAGCTGAGTACAAGAACCAAAGACCACCAAGGTTCATCAGTGATCAGTCAGGTATTAACATCAATGCATTCAAGAGGTATGGTAATGAAGCGGACCACACATTCATTGTACGTGGTGACGCATCCAAAGCAGTCCACTACCACCAGTTCCCTCAGGCATCACCACAACTTCCTGTCATGATGGCAGCATTAACAAACGACATCAAGAATCTTTCAGGAGTTGATGACCGGTACACTGGTAGAGATACTGGGTCAATCATAACCACAGGTGGAACAGAAGCAATGCTCGACCAGGTTACAATGATTGATCAACCGAAGATTAACAACTACAACATGTATGCTAGAAAACTTTCTCACCTGATCATGTCCAACTTGATTGAGTTCGCACCAAAGAGAAAGTACTTCATTAAAGATCCTAAGGATCCTAAGCAATACTTATCTGTAACTGTTAACTTCCCAGACATTGACCCAGAGACAATCTTCGATTATAATATAGATATATCCTCTGAGCTTCCAAAGAACAAAGCGAGAGTTGCACAGATGGCAACCGTGCTCATGGAGAAACAACTACAGTACAGACAGTCTGGTCTGGAAGTAGATTGGATTACACCAGAGGAATGGTTGATGTTCCAAGACATACCTTATAAGGAATACATGACAGAGCGTATGGGCATTCAACGTAACAGCGATTACGTGAAGCAAGTATCTCAGATCATATTCCAATACGCTGAACTTACACAGCAAGGTATGAAACCAGAAGAAGCATTGTTGGCTACTGCTAACACCATGGACATGCAGCGTAAACCGCAGCAAGGTCAGCAACTTCCTAACCCAGAACAAGTCATGCCTGGTGTTGGACAAGGTGTGTCTCCTTTATAGATGACTATCAAAGAGCTTCGGCTCTTTTTTAGTTTGACTTTATTTGTACACTTAGTTATAATATATGTAACAGGCATCCACAGCCTTCCAAATGTGAGTATCGTGCGCCGTACACCGAGGCACACACTAAAGGAGATATCGGTAGATGACAAATTATAAAAGAGTATTACCACCTTACCCAGACAATGCAGTTGAGGGTGATGCACCAGCAGGTGGCGCAGCAGAATTGGATGCACTTCTCAGTGGCACGGAACCACAAGGCGACACAGGTGGCGACCCAGCCCCAGCAGCAGAAGGACAGAGTGACCCAGGCCAAGGCGACCCAGTTCCTCCAGCGACAGGAGATCCAGTAGCACCACAGAACAACGCAGCGTTTGCACAGATGCGTATTCAGAACAAGCAACTTGCAGATAACGCAGCACACATGCAAAAGAATATGATGGCACTTGCAAAGTCAATGGGCATTGAGTCAGAAGACCCAACGGAAGTAATGACTCAGATAGATCAGAAAGCTTTTAAAGCTGAAGCCCAAGAAGCTAAAGTTCCAGTTGAAGTATTACAAAGACTGAAGCAGCTAGAAGCCAGGGACCAAGTATACACTCAGGCACAACTCAAACAATCAGCAGACGAACAGTTCTTGAAAATTAAAGCAGAGTTCGGAGTTGAAGCAGAAGAGTTGATTGCGTTTGCACAGAAGCTAGATGTAGAGGGTAGCAACCCATACGCAGTAGCAGATGTTAATGTATATGAAAAGTACGTTACTAGTAACCTGTCCAACATAATTGATAGAAATGTACAAGCTGCTTTACAGAGAGCAGCAAAGGGCGATACTCACAGCTCGACCCCTGGTAGTAACTCTGGTGGTGAAGGTACGGATAAAAAGATCTCATCAGTTGCAGGCTTAACCGCTATGCTTAATGGTGTAGACTTATAACTTAGTCAAACGAAAGGAAGTGGATTAAATGCCTGTAACTCTAAACGCACTAAATCCTTTGGCAGATATTAACACGACTATCGCGTTAGTAAATGCAATGGGAGTAAACGGAATTGCACCTGAGTATTTTTACGAGAAGCAACTCCTTGACACAATTAGATTGGATGGAGATCAGTATGTGTATTACAGATACGCTGATGAGTCACCGATCCAAAACAAAGCAGACAAATTAACAGTAAGACGTTGGGCACCATTGCACGCGCACACTGTTCCATTGCCAGAGGGAGTTCCTCCTAAGTCTGATAAAGGCTCATTTGAAACTTACGAAATGCAAGCTTACTCATATGGTCGTTACATGGAATTTACTGACAAGGTAGATTTCAAAGTAGTAGATCCTGTGGTAGCACATTACTCAATGCAGTATGATATTGTAGCAATGGAGACATTGGATCTCTTAGCTAGAGACATGCTTATGTCTAAAGCACAACTTCGTTTTGCAGGTGGAGCAGCAACACTTGATGAACTTCGTATTGATACAGCTGGACCTAAGATCGCAGATCTCAGACTCATCCAACTCTCAATGAAGAAGTTACTTGTTAAGCCTAGATCTAGTGGACGCTACCATGTTGTAGTTTCTCCTGAGTTTGTGTTTGACATGATCGATGATGAGTACGTGAAGTTGTACATGCAGTACAACCAAACAACTACTCCTTACTTCGACAACATGACATTGGTTCCAATGTTTGGTCTTGAGTTCTATGAGACACAAGCATGTATTGCAACCGGGGAATTTGTCAATGATGCAGGTAAGAAATCTATCCTAGCATACAAACCATACGTTGCAGCTGATGATGATGGTGAAGCATGGATTGGTACCAAAGATACGCTCGACTTCGTATACAGAGTCTTCACTGAAGACGATGCTGAGTACGCTGTAGAAGCTGAAGGTGGTTACCTTAAAGATGATCGTACTGGTGAAGACGCTTCTTACATTCCAGACTTAGAGACTTGGACTCTTCCTACGGAAGCAAGCTCAGGACTTGAGTGGTTGGAACTTAAAGTTCAACATGTCATGGTACTTGGTGCTGAGGCGCTTACAAGAACTGGCTTAGCTGGTGAAGGTAACGCGAAGAAGTATGTCAAGGCTCTCGGTTCTGCCGGTGTCATTGACCCAATCGATCAAAGACAATCAATTGGATTTAAGATTAACTCTGTTGGTTTTGGTTCTACTAGACTTGAAGCTATCACTGATTACATGTGCATCCCGTCTCAGCTTAACATCTAGGATCGGAGGGGTTTAAATGGCAGCACGCAGCCGTACCCAAAAGCCAGTAAACATTGAGCCTGTACAAAAGGCTATGATAGAACGTGAACAATCAATGGAGGTAAGAAATCTCCAGCTGCATCAGAAGGGACTTGCTGAGAAGTATCGGAAGGAAGACAAGGTTGAGGTAACTATCTCACCTATGTACCGACCACACTTCGGAAACAAGATGCCAGTGATAATCAACGGCATTCCAATCTACGTGCCATGTGATGGTAAGGCCTACAAGATCCCGAAGACTTATGCGGGTGTGGTCAAAGGTAGAGTTAGACATGTTGATGATCAGATCAAACGTGCAGCACGATTAAGTAATGTTAGAGAAAACGTAGAAGAGTACGCCGGTCAGAAAGATCTTATCGGACGCGCTTAACTTTAGACAGGCAGGGATCTTATTGGTCCCTTGCCTGTTTTTTATTTAGGAGGTTTATATGAAAGTTAACGACATAGTAAACAGAGTAAACACTAAGCTTGCCGGTGAGATTTTAACTTACCCTGAGTTAGTTATCTTCCTCGATGATGCAATCGATAAGATCAACACAGCACTCAATACAATCTATCCTGCATTCTCAGATCTTGAGAGTACTTCAGACTATGATTACTTCCCTGATAAGTTCATCAGGATGGTTGTTGTACCTGGAACTGCGTATTTTTATTACCAGGCAGATGAAGAAGGTATTGACACAGCTCCAGCATATCTGTTAGCAATGACCGATGGTTTGTTTTACATGACCAGGGATTATTCTTCACAGATACCTGAAGAGTACATGGCACCTGCTATCCAAGGTAGTGTAACATTCACAATTGAAGATGAAGAACTTGGAACTGGTGAGAGGGGGCTTGAGGTAGATGGCACAAACTGGAGGCTATAAGCAATACCAAAGACAAGGACGTAACCTCATGGAGGATACAGCTTTTGCAATGGGAATGAGATATGTTAATGATCCATTGATGACTGGCTACGTTAAGAATATGGTCAACTATGACATCATCAACATGGGTGATTCAATTGAGCCAAGGTCTGGACTTGTACTTCAGTCAGAAGTTAACCTTGGGCTTAACACAGAGCACTATGTAGTACATCATACAGCGACTGCACTGCTAGAAGAACAAGCAACTGATGATGCGTACCAAGTTAGATACACATTGCTTGGAGCTAAGTCAGAAGCTAATAGTGGTATCGACATCAATGACGCTACCATAATAGTTGAGAACGAAGACACTGGTGTAATCAATACTTGTGTTCTGGCTCCAACTTACT